TAAAGCCATCTAGAAAAATGGATGTATATAATATATTTTTAGAATTTGATTTAGACCCTAGTGAATCATCTGATTTACATTATCAATTAATTTGTGAAGTTGTTGGAGATTACACAATAAAAGGAGAAGATGTTAATGAAAAACAAATAAGATTACAAAATTCTTACATATAATATTATAAACCATTGAATAAATATAAGTTAAACATCAGACGTGATGGAATAGTGTATAAATGAGAAAAACTCAAATAAGCTATTTAATTAACCTCCTAGAAATAGGGGGTTTTTTTATGTATTTATATTTTTTTAACTTTGCGATATGACAACAAATTCGTACATAGTAAAAAAGAATCTTTTAGAAGCGCTAGAGCAATCGCTTGGAATAGTTACAACTGCTTGTAAAATAGTTGGTTGTGCAAGGTCTACATTCTACAAGTATTACAAAGATGACCAAGACTTTAGAGCCTCTGTTGATGAGTTAGAAAATTTGACTTTGGATTTTGTAGAATCAAAACTTCATAAGCAAATTGAAAACGATAACACAACTGCAACAATATTCTATTTAAAAACTAAAGGCAAGAAAAGAGGTTATATTGAACGTAAGGAAGTAGAGATGACCGCAGAGGTTAGTACGAGCAAATTATCAAACGAGGCAAGAAAAAAGATTGACGACATTCTAAACGATGAATATTAACGAAATAATTAAACAAAAATGTGAAGATTCGCTTTTGTTTTTTACTCGTTATATTTTCAAAGAGAATACCGGAAATAAATTCGAGGCAGCAGAGTTTCATAAAACATTAGCCAACACATTACACAAAGTTCATAACGGCGAAATAAAGCGCCTTATAATAAATATTCCTCCACGATACGGAAAAACTGAAATAGCCGTTAAAATGTTTATTGCGTGGACACTTGCTAAAAATCCTATGGCAAAGTTTATTCATTTATCTTATTCCGATTCGTTGGCGCTAGATAATAGTTCAATGACAAAAGAATATATTAATTCAGACGCCTACCAAAGAATTTGGAATCTACAACTTAAAAAGGATTCACAATCACAAAAAAAATGGTACACAACCGAGGGCGGTGGAGTTTATGCAACATCCTCCGGGGGTGCAATTACTGGGTTTGGTGCCGGTACCGGTGGAGCAATTATAATTGATGATCCATTAAAACCTGATGACGCATTGTCTGACGTTAGGCGGTCGTTTATAAACAATCGATACAATACAACTATTCGTTCAAGGGTTAATGATAGGGATGTTCCAATTATCGTAATTATGCAAAGGTTACACGAGGAAGATTTGAGCGGTTATTTATTAGATGGCGGAAGTGGAGAGCAATGGCATCATTTAAAGTTGGCGGCATTAGATGACGATAACAATGCGTTATGGCCTGAGAAACATTCTTTTGAGGAACTCGAAGCAATACGTCAAGCGGACAGATATACTTTTAGCGGTCAATACTTACAAATCCCTTCGCCTCCTGAGGGTGGAGAGTGGCGAAAAGATTGGTTTAATATTATACACAGAGCCGAGTTACCAAGCGATATATCTTTTGAAATGTACATTGATGGCGCCTATACCAAAGACACAAGAAACGACCCGACGGGAATACAAATAAGCGGTAAAAGTGGCGACAATCTTTACATATTTAAAAGCATTGATAAGTACTTGGAAATGCCTGAACTAAAAAACTTTGTTACTTCTTTTGTGCAATCTTGTGGCGTTCCAATATCACAAATATTAGTCGAGCCTAAAGCATCCGGAAAATCTCTCGTGCAGCTTTTAAGGCGTGAAACTAGATACAACGTATCAGAAATAAAAACAAACTTTGTTAGATACTCTAAAATCGAACGAGCGAGAGCATCCTCGCCATTTATTGAAGGCGGTAGAGTTTTTCTAGTTAAAGATAATTGGAATGATGCGTTTTTACAACAAGTAAGCACGTTTCCAAACGCTAAACACGATGAACACATTGACGTAACTTCCTACGCTATCGAAAGGAATTTAATTAACAACTTTTTTGTAGTTTAAAAACAATTTTAAATTTTGTATTTTTACGAAAATTTTATATTACTTTAAAATATGGCCTCATTCCTTGACCGATTCAATTTTTCAAAAAAAAATCAAAACACAAACGAGCAATATAACAGAGCCATTTATAACTGGCTAGGTAATTCTGTTCTTTGGAATACTGAGAACGATGATTCTTATATTACGCAAGGGTATCAGAAAAACGCAACAATATATTCTTTGATAAATTTAATCACAAAGGCGGCAACAACAATTCCGTTTCAAGTTTATGAAAAGACAAACGAAAACGATTATAAAAGATATAAGGCTTTAACTTCAGGGATGATGGATGCAGCGTCTATACAAAAGGCGTCATTATTACAAAAAAACGCATTGGTTGAATTACAAGATACTGAATTACATAAAATATTAGAGCGACCAAATCCGGCACAGTCTTACAATGCTTGGCTAACGGAATTAATTGCTTTTGGTAAATTAACCGGTAATAGATACATTTACGGAATTGGCCCTGATACTGGAGCAAATGTTGGCAAATTTACTGAGTTGTATGTTATGCCGTCGCAAGTAATGGAGATTATATCTAATGGTATAATGGAGCCGGTATCTAAATATAAACTAGAATACAACGGAACAAAATACATTGATGCGTCTGAAATATGCCACATTAAAGACTTCAATCCTTACTATGATGGTACTGGATCGCATATGTACGGACAATCGCCATTAAGAGCGGGTTTGCGTTCTTTAACAACAAACAATGAGGCGGTACAAACGGGAGTAAAATATTTACAAAACCAAACTGCAAGAGGTTTACTAACTTCTGAGATGGGCGATATTAACGAGGTACAAGCGCAACAATTAAAAGATAAATTTAGACGTCAGCATCAAGGCTCGGACAACGCCGGAGATATTATTATAACTCCAAATAAAATGAGTTGGGTTAATTTTGGATTAAACGCAACAGATGTTTCTTTAATAGCGCAATACAACGCCTCAATAAAAGATTTATGTAACATCTACAATGTACCGGTACAATTACTAAACAATACTGAATCATCCTCTTACAACAATATGAAAGAGGCTAAAAAGGCATTGTATCAAAACGCAGTTATTCCGGAACTTATAAAAATTAAAGACGAATTAAATAGATGGTTAGCGCCTAAATATGGCGACAAACTTTGTATTGAGTTTGATTTTTCTGTAATTCCTGAGATGCAAGAGGAAACTGAAAAGATTGTAAATCAGTTATCTAAAGCGTGGTGGATTACACCAAACGAAAAGCGTTCTGCAATGAACTACGGAAAAGATGAGGAAAATACTCAATTAGACGATTACTTTATTCCGGCTAATTTAATTCCAACAAATCCAAGTGATATTGATTTACCTATTGAGCCAATAGATTTAGACGTAAACAAGTTTTTAGGTCAAAAAAAAAACGAAATAATTAAGGCCGAAACCTATAATAATTATCCTCAATCTGCAACGAACAACGCTAAAAGGATGATTGAGTGGCGAGAAAAATATGGGCGTGATGTTGTTACTGCGGGAACTGAGGTTGGATGGCGTAGAGCATCGCAACTCGCAAACAGAGATAATATTTCTTTAGATGTTGTTAAAAGAATGGCGCAATTTAATCGCCACAGAGAAAACGCAAAGATAGATCCTAAATATAAGGGAGAGCCTTGGAAGGACAACGGCTACGTTGCTTGGAACTTATGGGGTGGAACTGCCGGGGTTGATTGGGCAATAAGAGAAGTAAACAAATTAAAAGACGACTAATTGAGGTTAGACAAAGATAAATGGCAAAAGGCTTTTGAAAAGGAATTGGACAAAGCCGAAAAAAGGCAATCCTCTAAAGTAAGGCGATACTATAAAAACCAATACTATAAAGGAGCAGAATCTTTTTTGTCTAGTAGTCAAACATCTTTTCAACTTTTATTTAGTACAAACGAATTACTTAAAATTTATCGTGATTTATATTCTGATATTGGTTTACAATTTGCCAAATGGTATGCAAGAAATTTTGATAAATACATAAAAAAGGGAGTTAATCCAAATCAATACGTTAGTGAATGGCAAAATTCTTTTGCGTCTTATGGCTCTGCCGTAGGTGCTGAAAGGGTTACTTTAGTAAGTGGAACTGCAAAGGCAACACTTCAAAAAGTTACGCAAAATTTAATGACTGATATTGATTTTCAGAATTTAGGTATTGCAGAAAAGACTAGGATTTTAAGAAGCCAATTCAATAGGTATTCGGCGTTTCAAGCGGAGCGATTAGTTAGAACAGAGGCAACAAGTGCTGCGAATTTTGCAACTTTAAAATCTGCAAACACAATATTCCCGGCGGCCGATATGATGAAAGAGTGGATTGCGTCTTTTGATGACAGAACTAGGTCAACACACGCCGAAGCCGGTGCAAGTGAGCCAGTTCCTCAAAATGAGCCTTTTATGGTTGGAGGTGCTTTAATGATGTACCCGGGAGACCCAAGCGGCCCGGCTAGTGAGGTAATTAATTGCCGTTGTTCAATAGCGCCATTTCCTAAAGAAACTGCACAAGCGACCGGAGAAATTACTGACATTGGTTTTGGTGTTTCATTTGGTGCAAATCAAAAAATTTAAAAATCGTATATTTACAAAAATTTTTCTATATGAATACAATTCTTTATAAAGCAGCTCCGGTTGGAGAGTTAATCGATGCGGATGAAAAAGCCGGAATCATAAAAGGGTACGGATCATTCTTTGGAAACAAAGATTCTGATTCTGATATAATTATGAAAGGCGCTTACAAAAAGACAATCGCCGAGAATGGCTCTAGGGTTAAATATTTATATCAACACGATATGAATCAACCAATCGGTAAAATGACCGAACTTTACGAAGATGACAAAGGTTTAGTTTTTGTTGCAGAGATTGCTAAAACGCAATTAGGAAAAGATGTTGTTGAATTAATGAAAAGCGGAGTAATAACCGAAAATAGTGTAGGTATATTACCAATTCAAAAGCAAGACAAGGGAGATTATAGAGAAATCAACGAGGTTAAACTATATGAAATTAGCGCCGTTACATTGGCAGCTAATGACCAAGCTAAAATATTAGATGTAAAAGGAAACGTAGATTTAGAAAAAGTTTCTAAACGATACGATAGCCTTTCCAAACTATTGCGAAAAGGCGACATTTCAGACGAAATGGGTTACGCTATTGAAGCAGAAGTATTAAAATTAAAATCATTATTTATTGAGTTCACGAAGCCGACAGAGATTATCACTTCGCCGAATGTTGAAGTAAAAAGCAATGATTCCGAAGTGTATAATTATTTATTAAATTCATTAAATTCATAAAAAAATGAACGAAGAACTAAAAGGTCAAATAGACGGAATAAGCAAGTCTATTGACGCAAAGATTGAAAAATCTAATTCAGACGTTGTAAACAACGTTGTTGAAAAAGCTAACGAGATTGTAAAATCAGGAGTTAGCGAAATGGCTACTAAATTAAACGAGCGTTTAGACGCTATGGAAGTAGCAAACAAAAAACAATTCAATAGCCAAAAGAAAGTAACTTTTAAAAGTGCTTTACAAGAGGCGTTGGATAATGGAGCGGTAGAAGGAATTGCAAAAGGTAATTCAAGAAGCGCATCATTTGAATTAAAAGCAGATATGACTGTTGCTGCTGATTTTACCGGAGAGGTAATTCCAGCGGACAGAGTACCAGGTTATAAATTTGACCCAACAAGACCAGTTCACGTAAGACAATTACTAGCTACTGGATCAACTCAATCTGATGTTGTAAGATATGTAAAAGAATCAGGATATTCTAATGGTGCTGCTGCAACTGCTGAAGGTACTACTTTAACACAATCTGATTTTGATATGACTGCGGCTGATGCTAACGTAAGAAAAATCGGAACT